CCGGCCGCAACAGCACCCGCCGCACCTGCCGCTCCGGTCACCGACCCGCCCGCGAGTTGAACGCCGTTGACCTGCTGCCGAAGTCGTGGGGCGTGTCGGCCTGATGGCTGAGGGCACGCAACTGCCGCCGCACCTGCTGGCCTATTGGTCAGCGGGTGGAAAGGGTGGCGCTGAGATACAATGGGGGATTAGCGGTGATTTCGACCGCTGCATCACCCTTGTGCAGGAAGCGGTCACCAAAGGCGGCAACGCCCCGCTAGGCGACCGCACCATCAAAGGCCTCTGCGCCACACTCCACAAGATCAACACAGGTGCGAGTCCGGGACACGCGGCGGGCGAGAAGTGACAGAGACGACGCACGCCTGCCCACCAGCGGGAAGCGGAGTAACACCCTGCTGCGATAAGACGCCGTTCGAGCTGCCCACCAACGACCGGCTGACCCAATCGCCGCGCCGGAGGCATCCTCATCGGCTCAGCCGGACGCTCCATCCTCGGCCGCGTCCGGGACCACATCGGCATCGCCAGCACCCCCAACCCCGACGACGCCACCGACTGCGACCAATGGGCGCACGCGCTCACCGACGCACTCATCGAAGCCGCCCACGACTTCCGCCAACCCCCGGTCGACGGCACCACCAGCCTCGACGGCTGCTTCCTCATCGGCTGGGCCGGTCGACTCTGGTACTGCGGCGGCGACCAATACGCCGAACCTGTCCACTCGCCCTACATGGCAATCGGCTCAGGTGACATGGTCGCGCTCGGCGCGATGTACGCACTCGCACCTGACGACATCCACGACAATCCGGCCCACGTCGTCACTACAGCGATCGTAGCCGCCACAACTTGGCGCACCGACGTCGGTGGCAGCATCCTTATCGAGCATGCTGCATCATGACCGGCTGGGCCAACTCGACCCGACGGGCGCGCCTGCCACCTGACTGGCACAAACGCAGAGCACGAGCGAAACGCAACGCAGCAGGACAATGCCAAGCGATCACCGACGGCCAACGGTGCACCGAACCCGGCACCGACTGCGACCACATCGACCGCCACGGCGGCGACGACCAGACCAACCTGCAATGGCTATGCAGGCACCACCACAACGCCAAGACGGCCCGCGAATCCGCCGCAGCGAGAGCACTAAGCCCCAAGAGCCAACGCCCACCCCAGAAGCATCCCGGCCTCCTGTAATCGCATAGGAAGGCCAACAGGGGTGGGGGGTGCCCCACAAGACGCCAAAGCCCCGACCGTTCCGTATACCGCCTGACGCGCTGTACGGGTTCCAGCGCTTGAAATCGGCTCCCAGGTGGAGCAGCAAACCGACCCAGGAGGTCGAAATGGCGCGTCGCAAGATGCCGATAGAGATCGCGATGACTGCCAACTGCCCCCGGTGTGGGCAGGGAGCGGGGAGCGAATGCCGCACAGCTACTGGCAAGCCGGTTCCGCGGTGGCGACTCTATGCCGATGATTACTCCGACTATCGCCTCATGCCAGGCGTCCATAGCGTGCGCCTGCCGGGGCATTCCCTCTAATGGGCATCAGTGGTCCTGTTCCGAAGCGCTCCGATGAGCGCAGGCGCCGAAACGCCTCACCTGATGGGCCGATCACGAGTGCGCCAGCCGCTTCCCTCGTCGAAGTCCCCGAGGCTGACGAGGCGTGGCACCCGATCGCGTTGCGCTGGTTCACGTCGCTGGCCGATTCGGGCCAGTCTCGGTTCTACGAGCCGTCGGACTGGTCGACTGCCTATCTGATTGCTGAGTCGATCTCGCGGGACCTCAATCCGCAGTTCGTGGGCTTCGCTGGCACTGGCCGTGACCAGACTGAGGCCGAGTACGCGTCGATTCCTCTCAAGGGTGCGTCGCTCGCCGCTTACTTGAAGGCGATGGGCTCGCTGCTGAGCACTGAGGGCGACCGGCGTCGGATGCGGCTCGAACTTTCGCGCGGTGAAGTGGTTGATGCTGACCGTGAGGCGTCGGTGGCGATGATGGCGGATTACCGTGCCGCCCTCGACGCCTGAGGTTGGTCCTCTCGACCGGTTGGTGACGCTGCCGGAAGGCGCTCCTTCGCTGACACTCGGCTGGGAAGCGATCGAGTGGGCCGGGACGTATCTGCGGCAGCCGAACGGTGCCCATGCTGGCCGGCCGTTTCGTTTCACGCAGTCCCAGGTCCGTTTCATCCTCTGGTTCTACGCGCTCGACGAGTCAGGCCAGTGGCTGTTTCGCCGGGCCGTCCGTAGGCTCGCGAAAGGCTCCGGGAAGTCTCCTTTTGCGGCGCTCATCGCGCTCATTGAGCTTTGCGCGCCGGTCCGGCTCGACTCGTGGGAAGACGACCGCGAGAAGTACCCCGGAGGCTGTGCCGGTAAGTCAGTGTCGATGCCGTGGGTGGTTATCGCGGCGACGACTGAGGCGCAGACCGAGAACACGATGCGTATGGTTCGCGCTTTCGCCCCGAAGGGCTCGAGGGTGGTTCGCGAGTTCGGGCTCGACCCGGGCGAGACGCGCTACAACAAGGCGGCTGGCGGGAAGCTGCAGATCCTGACCGGGTCGAGCTCGTCCGCTGAAGGTGGCGAGTTTACCTTCGCCGTCGGCGACGAGCCGGAACATTGGACGCCGGCCAGGAATGGCCCTGACTTCGCTGCCACGTTGGCTGACAACTTGGCCAAGTCTGGTTCGCGGATGCTCGAGACATGCAACTCGTGGATCCCCGGCTCCGGTTCGGTCGCTGAGGCGTCGTGGGATTCGTGGGTGGCGCAGGAAGAGGGCCGTACCCGCGGCGAGTCGAAGATCCTCTACGACGCGCGGGTCGCACCCCCGAAGACGGTCTTGCACGATGATCCGGCCGAGGGTGAAGTCGGGTTGTCGGATGCGTTGGAGTTCGTCTACGACGACTGCTGGTGGGCTAACCGCTCAGCCATCAAAGAGCGCATCTGGGACCTGCAGTCGCTCGAATCGGATTCCAGGCGGAAGTATCTGAACCAGCCGGTCGCCGACGAGAAGGCGTGGGTCACGCCGCAGGAATGGGCGGCGCTCGCCGACGCGACTCGTGTCATGGCCGACGGCGACGAGATCGCGATGTTCTTCGACGGGTCCAAGTCCCGAGACGCAACGGCGTTGATCGGTTGCCGCATCTCCGATGGGCATGTGTTCAGCCTCGGAGTATGGGAGCCAGACCCGGCGCACACCACGGCCTCGAGTGTTCCCGTCGAAGCCGTCGACTCTGCTGTCATCGGTGCGTTCGCGAAGTACGCGGTGCTGGGTTTCTTCGCCGACGTGCAGGAATGGCAGGGCTTCGTCAAGGTGACGTGGCCCGACCGGTACAAGGATCAGCTGATTGTGATGGCGGCCCCGTCCGGTCGTGAGCCGGCGTCGATCGCGTGGGACATGCGGTCGCACGCCTACGAGTTCGCCGAAGCGGCTGAGGTTTGCCACGAGGAAATCATTTCCGGTCGTTTCACCCACGACGGGGACTCTGTTGTCGCAAGGCACATCGGGAACGCGCGGAACAACCCGTACAAGGGCCGCATGTCGATCTCGAAAGCCTCACCCGACTCGCCGCGAAAGATCGACGCCGCCGTGTGCGTCATCGGCGCCCGCATGGTCCGCCGCTTAGTGATGGCGGTCCCGCGCAAGACCCGTACCGGTGAGGCTTTCTTCCGATGAGAGGCAGGGCATGGTCTTCTCTAAGGCTCAGGCCCTCGAAGCGGCAAGGAACATCTGGTCGGGACCGCGGGTGTTGGAAGCTGAGCGGCTGAACTTCATCGCCTCGGCAGTGAATCCGCGCCGCGCGTATTCCGCCTGGCTGAATGCGCCGTTGGGTCTGCGGGAGTTCGGCGCGCCGACGGTGGAGATGCCTGAGGATGCGCCGCAGGTGATGAAAAACCTTGCCTGGAAAGCGCGGACCAACTTTCTGCCGCTGATCTTGGATGTGTTCTCTCAGGTCATCAAGGCCGACGGGTACATCGAGGCGAATGGGATCCCGAGCGATGCTTGGCGGTACTGGCAGGTCAACGGTTTGGATGCGCGGCAGACCGGTATTCACCGGTCGGCGTTGGAGTTCGGCGCGTCGTACGCCTCGATCCTTCCGGGGTCGATGAACAGCGCGCCGGCACCGGTTATCAAAGGCTACTCACCGCGGCGGATGACGGCGGTGTATCAGGATCCGGATATCGACGACTGGCCGATGATGGCGTTGGACGTCAACGGGCCGATGCTGCGCCTCTTCGATGAGACCAGCGTGTATCGGATCGGTATCGAGCAGTACCCGATCTCCGGTTTGGGTGCTGCGTTGACGATCAACCCGGGACAGCAGTTCGTCTACCTCGATCAGCAGTCCCACGGTCTGGATTTCTGTCCGGTGGCTAGGTTCCGGGACCGGATGCTCTTGCACGGCGAAGAGCAGTTCGGCATCGTCGAGCAGTTGATTGACATGCAGCGCCGCATCGATGAGACGACGTTCGGGATGCTGACGGCACAGTATTTCGCGGCGTTTAAGCAGCGGTATGTGATCGGCTGGGTGCCGCAGTCGCAGATGGAGCAGCTGAAGGCTGAGGTCTCATCGTTCTGGGCGTTCAAGGACGACACGGTGAAGGTTGGGGAGTTCACCGAAACCGACCTCACCCGCTACATCACGAGCAAGGATTCGGCGCTGTCGGATATGGCGGCGATCGCCCAGGTCCCCGCGTCGTCGTTGGGTAACTCTGCCACGTCGATGCGCAACGTCTCCCCTGAAGCGGTTGCTTCGAACGACGCAGGCCAGGACCGCAAGGGCATGGAAATCAAAACCTCCTTCGGGGAAACCTGGGAGCTGGTCCTGCGCACTGCGGCACTGCTCGACGGCGACACTGCAGCCGCCTCGGACACTTCCAGCCAGATCCGCTGGCGGGACATGTCGACCACGTCGCCGGGTGCGATCGTCGATGCGCTCGGGAAGTTGCAGCAGATGCTCGGCATCCCGGCTGAGATGTTGTGGGAGCGGATCCCGGGCTGGACCGATCAGGACCAGGCGCGGGCTATCGACCTGATCAAGTCGGGTGATTCGCTCGACAAGCTGATGTTCGTCCTGAACAAGCAGGCGACACCTGCCCCGTCTGGTGGACCGGGGGGGCAGTGAGCACCCCAACCCTGGAAGCTGCTGCTGTAACGGCCGCTGAAGTTTCGGCGAGCACGCCACCGGTTGTCGTCGCCGGGCGCGCGTTCACCATCGCCGCATCCGGGCGGGCGTTGCAGTTGGCGATCCGCGCCCAGTTGCTCCGCTCGGTGACGCGACTGTGGCCCGCGTTGGACCCGAAACGGCTCGACCAAACGTGGCCCGGCTGGCTTGAGGCGATGATCTTGCTCACCAACGCCTACCGCGGCCAATCGGCGGTAGCTGCGGGCGCGTCGTACCGGGCCGCACGGGAACACGCGACGCAATCACCTGCGCCGCGGTCGTTGCTGAAACTCGCGCCGGACGCGGCTCCGGATTGGTTGGCACGGGCGTATGGCTTCTCCGGACCCGGGATGCTCAACCGGGACGTCGCGACACCGAACACGGCGCTCTCGACCACGCTTGGGACTGCATCACGGATCGTCCTCGACGCAGGTCGGACGACGACCATCGACACCGTGCACGCGGACCCGGTCGCGGTCGGCTGGTACCGCGTCACCGACGGCTCGCCCTGTTCGTTCTGCGCACTCTTGGCTAGCCGGCGAATCGCCTACAAGGCCGAGAAGACCGCCGACTTCCTCAGCCACGATCACTGCGGATGTTCTGCGGCTCCAGCCTTCTCGCGAGACCAGGAACTCCCTGCCATCAGCCATGACGCGCTCGCCGTGTATCGCGAGTCAACGAAAGGCGTCCGCGGCAAGGACGCGCTGGCCGCGTTCCGCAAAGCGTGGGAAGCGCGGGCCTCGGCGTGAACTGGTGCGCCGTGATCTTCCTCGCGTTCGCGGAGCGTGACGCCCATCTGACCGTTTCAAAGGACGCGGGCAGCTTCTCTATCTGGCGCAGTCGCGCCCTCTGATTCTTCGTCGCCCAGGTGGCAACGGTGCACCAAACCCACTCGGCCCAGGAGGCCATCCGCTATGAGCGAGCAGACCATCGCGCCCGTAACACCGCCTGCACTAGCCCCGGTGGCTCCGCAGACACCCGCACCAACCGCCCCATTGACGCCACCGGCAGAGGACGTGTCGACGCTCCCCCAATGGGCGCGTGACGCGATCACCAAAGCCAACAGCGAAGCGGCCGCGGCTCGCATCAAAGCGAAGGAACTCGAGCCCGCTGCGGCGCAGTTCGCGGCGCTTGAGGAAGCCAGCAAAACCGAGGCGCAACGGCTCGCAGAGTCCGAAGCCACGGCGAAGCGTGAAGCCCTGGAGGCTCGCGCGGAATCAGCCCGTTACAAGGTCGCCCTCGCCCACGGGATTCCCGCAGACGATTTCGACTTGCTCGGCACCGGCACGGAGGAAGAGATCACTGCGCGTGCGGTGAAGATCGCGGCGAAGAACGCAGCCCAGGCGG